TTTACCCTGTAAGGTTTATTCCGACTGTAAGCGCTAGTACACTTACCGAAAGGGGGTCACTGCTAGAGATTACACTAGGATACCAACTCTTGTCTGAACTATACCGGTGCAGCGGCAAACCCACTAATGTAAGTCTGCACAATACATCCGGTATGTCCAGGAGTCAGGCCTAGGGTTCTCGCAGCTCCCATCGAAGTAAGCGGGCTAGCACCCCATAGTTTGTCGAAGGCTGGCTTTTGGACCATATCGCGGTACCTTATAACCGATTATTATAAGCTACAAAGTATATACTTAAGCTGCGTACCATAGGGTTGTTAGTCCCTAAAATACTAGCTGCGTATGTACCTGTTGCGTATAATAAGTGGTCAAAGGAGGTGACGTTCTTCTTTAGGGAGATAGACCGGCTTGTATCCACTCGGGGTATTGAGTTTACAGTTAAATATGTTAAGTTAACACGTTTAGCTGTTACTCGGTACCTTAGTGGTGAGCCTTTATCTGTACTGGAGGGAGTAGAATTGAGAGATGGATTTCCATTGTGGATTTCCTCTTTTCAACCTGCTCTCTCGGATAAGGATGAGCTGAGACTCTTAATGACGCTTTTAGTGTCATTAAGGGGTATTCAGTTCAAACCTGTCCTTGATACTTCAACTATAGTTGCACCGTGGGAGGGTAAGGATACCATTACGGAATCCGAACTTCGCTCGGCGTGCTATGCGTTGGGTATTTCCAGACGAGATATAAGCTTTTCCTTTCCACATATGTCAACAAAACGGGGGCCATTGGGTCAAGCGCTGTTGACTTCTATCACCGAAGTTACCTTACTTTCCCCAGAACTAGTGTCTGATATTGTGACACTAGGGGGTCGTAAGCTGGCTTTGATGTTAGAAGCTCTTACAGATCGTCTTGACATTTTACAATGGTCCTCAGTTGCCGCATTGTGGGCAAAGGAATTCAAACCTAAGTCTAAATCCTTGAGGAAGGTGTCATTCTTCAGCGACAAAGAAGGTAAGACACGAGTCATCGCGATTCTTGATTACTGGACACAAACCTGTCTTAGACCTCTTCATAACACCCTGAATGGGATGTTAAGGAAGATCTATACAGATTGTACCTTTAATCAAAACCGGTTTCTCGAGGTCTTGCCCTCTACTGGTCCGTACTACTCGCTTGATTTGACAGCCGCCACAGATAGAATGCCTCTGCAAGTGCAGAAGCGTGTTCTATCGTACGTGATGACTGCTGATCAAGTAGAGAGTTGGGCCAGACTCCTAACTTCTATGGAGTTCACCATTGGAGGGTCAGCGAGTACTGTGAAGTACAACACTGGTCAACCAATGGGAGCCTACAGCTCGTGGCCGGCTATGGCATTAACACATCATGTCCTAGTTAGGGTAGCGGCTCGAAGAGCGGGTAAAACCGTATTCTTCCAGTCGTATGCCCTATTAGGAGATGATATCGTTATTGCTGATAGCCTCGTGGCTGAGCAGTACAAGCTGTTACTCTCCGAACTTAGTATGCCAATTTCTGAAACGAAAACACATGTGTCTAATGACACATACGAGTTCGCTAAGAGATGGGTACACAAAGGGGAGGAAGTAACAGGGTTTGCAATATCTGGAATGTTTTCCGTTTGGAAAAGATACCCACTATTGCATAACTTCCTTGTCACTCAGTCACACCACGGATGGAGTCTCGAGCTTGAGAAGCACCCGGATCTAATCACAACCATTTACAAGGTATTCAGAGGTCCACACTTCATTTATGAAGTGTGCTCCCGAGTAATATCCTTGTATATGGTGTTTGACTCGGTCTCGAAAGAGATTAACGTGGGAGTATATTCAGAGTCGGCTTTAGCCGTTCTGTCTAAATACTTCGGCGTCAATGCCTCTTTGTCAGGCGAAAGCCTGATGAAGTTCCTTAAGTGGAGCTTCACTATAGCAAAGAGACGCCTTATCAAACGTGATTTGGAAGTGTTCCAAAAGGATTTATTTTATATAAACGATCGTTTATATAAGATAGCCTATGGAGCAATTCCGGCTTGTGCTGATCAGGCAACACGAGATTTCTTGAAGGAGACCATTCCAGTTATGGTTAACTGGGATAACCCGCTCGTTTTAGTCTTAAACAGAATCAATGACGAGTCTTTTGACTTGTTATTGAAACTGCTTGCCCCTGAAGATGACTCTTCTGAGTCTCTTTATCGGGAGGCAGGTCTGTCTAAGTACTATATCGGACGAGGTGTCTTCTCCATGAAAGCGTCCACTTCTAAGATCTTAGCGGATTCGGCTGTTAATAAGTACTTTATTACTGCCGCTCGCCAGCTCGACGCCCAGGAATGGACGATCGAGCAGTGCGAAGCGGGTCAAATGCCTGATTAGGTTTACTAACCAAACACCTAACATTTGACACTAATAAAGTATTTAACAGGAACCCTTTCAGATTGCTTAGCATACTCACTGAGTAAGTGTGTCTACTACTGAAGAAGTTCCCACAGAACCATCTGTGGTCTCAATCCCCTGGTCGCTCGGCTACTTCTTATCCCTCGACAACGTACTTACGTAAGTGCGGGTTCTTGGAAGGTATTCTCGTCGAGTCTTCTGCGCCGAGTGCTGGGTTTACCCATACATTTAGCTC